ATCAACGCGGACATTTACGGCGAGGATAGCGACGATGCGCCCGCTTTTGCCGCGACCACCAACAATCTATCGGGGCGCACGCGCACGACGGCTGTCGTCAATTGGAACGCGTCACTTGGCGGGGCGTCGGGCAGCCGTTTTGATTCGCCCGCCATCGCCACCATTATCCAGGAAATTGTAGATAGACCCGGATGGGCAAGCGGCCACGATATTGTCATCCTCTTTGATTGTCTGGGCGGCGGTATTGCCATCCGCACCTACGATAATGCGGCGGGCGATGCGGCGGTCCTGAAATTAAACTGGACGGAGAGCAATTCACCGCCCACGCTGGCGCTCAACACGGCGGACGATTCGGACGTATCGAGTATGCCGTCACTGGCCTTTACCGGCACGGACGCGCAGGGCGATACGGTACGCTACCAGGTACAGATTTCCGATTCGAGCGACTTTGCCGGCGGCAGCAATCTGCGGGATAACGTCAATTATTTGCAGTCGCCACCGGGCGGCCTACATCCCAACGGCATCAACGAGCTGAACTGGTTGGGCAACTGGCAAGTGGACGACCGTTTCGGGCAATCGTTTACGGCGGCGGGCGGTATCTTAGACAAGATTGTACTAGCCATCGGCATTGACGAGCCTGACACCGATGGCCTTTGTCTGGTGCGCGTCTACGAACATGCCGGCACATTCGGCACGACATCGGCTCCACTCAACGCCGCTGCGCGCAACGATACGCCCACGCCGGGTTGGTTGGCGCAGTCGGAGTCAATCCATATTGACGTAGTTAACGGACCGACGGGATGGTTGACCTTCGATTTTCTTGGCGCAAACCGCATCTATCTGACGGCGGGCCAGCATTATATCTGGATTTCGGATTGGCAGCCGACAGCGGGCATTTATACCAATACGATTGAGTATTCCGCCGACACGACGCCCACGCATAGCGGCAACGCCTATGTAGACGGCGATAGCGTCAATATCGGGCCGCGCACCGACTTCGATGTCTATTTCGGTCTGTTTGAAGAAAGCGTCTTGATTGACGCCGTATCAGGGACCGATAGCGGCTTTGCCGGCACGCCGGACAACACAGACCCGTATACCAGCGCCCAACAGGTCACGTACACGGTGCAACCGTCCGACAATCTAGTGGTCGGCGTGGTCTATTACTGGCGGGCGCGTGGTCTTGACCCGTCCGGCAGCAACTCATGGGGCGACTGGTCGGCCACACGGGAATTTACCGTAACGAGCGCAGCGGTGGCGGTGGACACGGTAACGAGTACAGCCACCGTCTACGCTCCAACGCTGATTCCCGGCAGCGTGACCGTCGCGCTCGGCTCCATCGCCAGCACAGCGACCGTCTATGCGCCGGCGTTCTCCTCCGCCACGGTGACGATAGCGCCGAATCTGGTGACAAGCGCCGAAGTCGTCTATGCGCCGGCAGTCGTGACAACGCTGACCGTCACGCCCAACTTTGTCAGCGGGTCGTCTGTCGTTCATGCGCCGCTGGTGATCAACGGGTGGGCGATTCTGGCAAATACGATTGCATCGGCGGCGCTAGTCTACCAACCTGTCATTACGACAGGTAGCGTGACGGTAGCGCCCAACCTGGTGGCAAGTACGGGCGTAGTCTACGCTCCGGCGGTGACATTACCGAGCGCGCCCACCATAGCGCCGGACTTTATAGCGGGGGCGTCGATTGTCTACCAGGTGATACTTTCGCTGTACGCCGTGAGTGTGGACAGAACTCTATACGTGGACGTTGAAGAACGCATATATGCAGTAGAAGCCTAAGAAGGAGCAACATAATGGCAAGTGCAGTCTACCCGAAAGCAAAAGAGAGTTTTCTCAAAGCCGACCTAGATTTAGATAGTACCGTGCGCGCCGTCCTGATTGATACCGGCACATATACCTATAATGCCGCCCATGACAACTACGACGATCTAAGCGGCGTGGTCGGGTCGGAGTCGGGCGTTTTCGGCTCCAAAACCTTTACCAACGGCGTCTTTGATGCCGCCGACATTACCTTTACCGCCGTATCGGGCGCAACGGTGGAGGCGATTGTGATTTTCCTGGATACGGGCACGCCGTCTACCGACAAGCTAATCGCCTACATTGACAGCGCCTCGGCGGGGCTGCCGGTCACGCCCAATGGCGGTGATATAGTCGTTACGTGGAACGCATCTGGAATTTTTGCATTGTAACCTCTAAAGGGTATGGCTGATGTCAGATTTTATCAAAGACCCGGATGCGGTGCTGGACTATAGCGTGGATTGGGCGGCGTGGCTGGATACCGACACGATCGCCACTTCGGTTTGGTCCTCGCCCGAAGGGATGACGGTGGTGGATACGACCAACGTCGCCACCACCGCCACCGTTTGGCTCAGTGGCGGCACGGTGGGGATGCGCTACCGTATCACCAACCATATTGTGACGGCGGCGGGGCGTGAGAATGACCGTACGATTTCGATTCGGGTACAGGAGCAATAATGCGTGCCGGCACATTAGACGAACGCATCACCTGGCAGCAAGCCATCTTGGTACAGGACGAATACGGCGAACCGATTGCCACCTGGACCAATCTTGCCGCCAACCCGGTCACATGGTCCAGCGTGCTAAGCCGGGCGTCGGGCGAACGTTTTCTATCCGGCGGCGTCCAGGTCATGGCGGAGGTAAGCCATACCGTGCGCATCCGCTATCGTACCGACATCACGGTGCAAATGCGCGGCGTATGGCGCAATGACCGCTATCTGTACATCGAGAATGTGGTGGACCCGGACGGGCGCAAAAGCGATTTGGTGCTGATGTGCCGGGAGGAACAAGTGTAATGACCGTTAAATGGCATGGTGACGAACTACTCAAACAGATTCGCGAGGGTACGCCCGAAGGTCTATTCGCCGGTGGGCAAATGCTGGTGGATGCGGCGGCCAGCCGAGCGCCGAAGGCCAGCGGTGATTTGGCAAAATCCGGCTATGTGGCGAATGAGAAGAAGTCTACCTACAAGCACGACAAGAAACACAACAAGGAGGCGACGCCGCCCAAAGGCGGGGCGGTGGCGGGCTTTGCCGTTTTCTATGCCAAGTTTATCGAACTCGGAACGAAGAACCATCCGGCCAAGCCGTTTATCCGTCCCGCCTTTGACGAACTCAAGGACCAAATCGGCAGCGAGATTACCATCACGATAGGGAAACGGTTCAAGTGACTATTGCCGTATTGGTCAAGGAAGCATTAGCGGGCAATGTGGGCGTAACGGCCATTGTCGGCACGCGCATTTATCCGCTCAAGCTGCCGCAGAACCCGACCTACGAGGCGATTAGCTACCAGAGAATCAGCAACACGGGACAGGACGGCACGTCCACGCTGCGCCAGTCCCGCTGGCAGTTTAATTGTTGGGCGGCGACCTATGGCGATGGGCAAACGCTGGCGACGGCGGTCAAGGCGGCGCTGGAAGAATATATCAATTTGCTTGGCATACCGGGCATTAACATGGCGCGCGTCGTCAACGAACTAGACGATTGGGACGAGGACAGTGAAGTGTACCGGGTTATGATCGACGTGATTTTACATACGACAGGAGATTAGCAATGGGTGACGTATTACTTGGACCAGGACGGTTGTATCGTGCGCCGGTGGGCGAGCCCAACCCGGACGAATCAACAATTGGCTTTGGTATTGCCTGGGGCGGCAATTGGGTGGATGTGGGCGACTTTCCCGAAGGGTCGCCGGTTTCAATTAGCTTGGCGGAGGAAATCTACAAGGTTTACTCCGAGCAATTGACGGTCACTTTGGGCGTGACACGCACGCGCCGCGAGGCGTTGATTACGGGGGCGCTGTTGGAGCTGACGATTGAAAATTGGGTGGTCGCCTTGCAAGGGACATCGACGACGACAGCGGCGTCGGGCGGCGGGCAGAAGGCCTATACGGAAGTTCCCTTCGGCGCGCAAGCCGATGTCACGCTCTATAAGTGGGGCGTGGAGGCGCTGCGCGTGGATGCCAGCAACGTCAACCAACCGATTCGCTGGTTCTTCCACAAGGGCATCTTCCGCATGACGGGCGAAGTCGCCTACGCCAAAACGAAGGAAAGCGCGCTGGCCTTTGAAATCAGTATCATCGGTGACCTGACGCAGCTGCCCAACGAGGAACTCGGCGTTCTACAATACGTGACCGCTGCGGCGACGGCGACCTAGTATGTCAGCTATCGAAAGCGCAACGCTGTTGTTGGGCGAACGTGAATTCGTCATACCGACGGCGGGCTTCATACGTTCTAAGCCGTGGAAGAAACGGCTGTTTGAGGAAATCAAACCGCTGTTTGAGAAGATCGGCGCAGCGCCCGACATCGTGATCGATTCAGCCGCCGACCTGTTGAAATTAGTCCCGTTGGCGGAGGAACTCTTTACCGATGGGCTGGACCTGGTTTTCGATATGCTCATTTCCTATTCGCCGCTGCTTGAGGCGGAGCGGGAGTATATCGAAAACTATGCCACCGACAAACAGATTTTGGCCGCCTTTCAGGAGGTGGTCATCCTGGCCGACCCTTTCGGCGTGGTGGCGACCATGACACGCAGACTTGGCCGAACGGCGACTATGACATCATCGAACTCGCATGCAGCAATTGGGGCTGTACCGTAGAAAGCGCCAAAGAATTGAGCGAAACGCAGGTGCAACGGCTCATGCTGGCCTATTTGGAGCGCAAGAAATTTGAGGCGCGTATACTGGTCGGCACGTTGGGCGAAGCGATGGG